CAATTTTCTTTTCTTTTCTGATAATTACCGTACTTCTTTACCATCTGAACATCCTCTATGTCAAAATGGACAGGACTCATAAATTTCACCATTTCCTGAGTTTGCTCTCGATAGGTGTCTATTTTGTCTTTCAAGTCTTGATTGTCCAATACGACCTTCTCATGATTCCTTATGTTAGGTGACGCAGGTAACATCGGTTCATCTGAGCTATTTAGTATTTTCCTACGCATGTACATACGCTTGATCAAATTCTCATGAACCAACATCAACCTTTGATTTTCTCCAAACTCTGTTCTATTGGCATGGAGTCTATCACACATCTCCTCATAACGTTTGAGAGTAGGAACGAGCCCCATTTCCACTGAATTTTCGTAACTTGGACACTGGGAACAATGGCGTACAGTAGGTTCAAACTCATACTTACCAGGTGGTTCTGCAACTATCGTGGAAGTCGAACCTTCCGTAACGGTATCTGAACCCGAATCACTGGCCGCACTTTGATCAGTGTAAGCATCTTCCAAAATCTCCTCTGCCTCCGTGATGACTAGATCATCCCTAGCCTCAGGCAACACCCGTGGATCAAACTCATCTATAGGTAAAGGGGGAGCATAAATTTTATGTGGTTTTCTGACAAAAGGTTTCCTTTCCAACTTATTCTCAAAGATCTTATTGAAGTCTCGCCTCTGAGACTCTTTGATTATAGTAAGACCTACAGTCTTCCTAGTGTAATAAGCATTGTGAATGAAAGGGAAAATAACTCGTCCATTTTCGTCAAATTCAGCATCAAATCTATCATCAGTTTTCACGAAATTCTGACCCATAGAAGTCAACCAGAGACGGAAATGTTTCCAAAACCCTACAGGTTCCGGAGCGTCCAATCTCCAAGATGTACCATATGTTGAACCGTCAGTGAACCAATTGACTTCTACACGCAGAGTAGGCCATGTCCTGACTGGATCTGGGTAAGAAATCAATTTACGATTCCTATTAGCGTAACGAACTGGAACAGCAACATCCCAAATTCTCCTTAAATGACCAACAGTTTTGTAGTAAACTTCGTCGGCCAAATTGGAGTAATTTTTAGGTTGTAAATCACATGTTGCACATATCTTAATCGCTTGCCAAACCACTTTCACCAGCCAGTCCATGTCTCCTGGGGGACAATACATTTTCTGATCTCGGAAAAACGTTCTCAATTTACCCCACTGGACTTCATCCTTTGCTGCAGGCAAGACTTTCCCATACTGGAACATTTTAATGTACCAATCTACTAGTATGGGTTGTGTCTCAGGTTGACCCCTGAACAATCGTGGAATATTCATCATAGCATACTCACACTCCACGATGTACTCAGGAGTGGACAAAGCATAGCTGTAGAACATTTGCAATCTAAGATTTCCCTTTTTCTCAACTACACCTCCGTTCCAAACGCATTCACCTTTATCGTCTTCAACTCTCCGAAGCAAAGTCATTGTAGGATCAAAAGGTTGTTCATATTTGCCACCCTCATCTTCTTCAGGAATATAGATGAGCTTTGGTCCATGAGCACCTTTAACAACTCGCCAATTGACATACTCTGGCTCTGGGGATTGTGAAAATTCCAAAGCCAAGAGTGGGAAGATGTTAGACATACCTATGCAACGCAAATTAGGATTCTGCTTGTAGATTTG